GCGAAGGTCAAAGACCCAGCTGATGGACTGAGTGTCGAAGTGGTGAATGGATCACCAGTTGTCAGCATGCCAGAAAAAAAACCTGATCCAGTGCCTGAGCCTCAGCCAATCGTCGAGGTGAAGAAAAAAGTTGGAAGGCCAAAGATTACTTTAGATAACTTTTCGCAATCAAAAATAAAAGAGGTCTATCGACTCGCTCGACTCGGTATGAGTCTCAGAACTATTGCGGGAGCTGTTGGAACTTCAGTTGGAAAGTTGATCGAGTTGAGGGAGCAAAATGAGGACTTCTCGGCTAGGCTAGATGCGGAGCGTGAGCACTTCATTGCCGACAATCTCACCAAGCTCCGCAATCATGCCCAATCTTCGCCACAATCCGCTCAGTGGCTCCTCGAGAGGGTTCGCCCCGAGGAGTTTAGCCAGAAGACAGAGCTAAGAGTCTCAGGTGGAACGACTAACACTCTGTCTCTTGATGTATCATCTTCTATCTGCCAGAGACTGAGCGAGGCACGACTGCAGACCATTGATGTTACTCCGTTAACAGATGCACCACCACCTCTTCCGCAACTACCTGACACTCAGCAATGATGATCACCCTCGATGGTTAGAGTATCAAATCTTTTATCTTCCTATTTTTGAAAATCAACGACTTACATCTTCCTCCTTCGGCCTGCGCTTTACCCCCCTACCACCACCCCACCCCCGCCCATACACTTAAATATATAGAGACAAACAACCCACCACCCCCCTGCTTTATCGGCTACACCCCCACCCCCTAAAAACCATCCCCCATGCCTTGGAATTACACCGAACACAAAGCCCGTCTCCACTCCGATGAAGCCTACAAACTTCACTTCTACGCCATGTGCCGAAAATGGCTTAAACGCCGCCTTAAGCACGACCCAGACTACGCACTCATCCACCGTGTCAAACGCCGCATACAAGCCCGTAAGCGGCGAAAGAAGGCCAAGCTGGAGGCCAAGCTGATAACCAAGGAGAAGTCAGATGCCCGAAATGAATGAACTCCAGAAGCTGAAGTTCCTGTCAACCTTGGCGGGTTTTTCCAGCCACTACCTTGGGATGGATAGCCTCTACCCTTGGCAGATCCAGTGCATGGATGCACTTGATACTGGTGGCAGAGTGGCTGTCAGGGCACCCAACGGATCGGGCAAGTCCAGCTTCTTGGTGGTACCAGCCATTATCTGGCACTGCGCTGTGTTCCCTAACAGCTATGTGATCGTAACTTCTAACGTAGGCAGACAGATTAAGTCAGGGCTGTTTGCCACCGTCCATAAGTACGCTTCCAAGCTGAAGGGCTGGACGGTTAACTCCAACGAGCTGATCAGCCCGATTAACGGCAGGGCGGTGGCATTCACCACCGACGAACCCCAGCGGATGGAGGGTTGGCATCCAGAGGGAAGCACCACTGGAGGTAAGGGAAACCTGATGCTTATCTATGACGAGGCTAAGTCCATACCTGCAGAGATCTGGCATGCAGGCGAACGCACCCAACCTAACCGCTGGTTAGCTATTAGCAGCACAGGTTCAGCAAACAGCTTCTTTGCCAAGTGCTTTAGGGAACATGCCAAGTTCTGGAAGACTTTCACTATTCCTATCGGCCAATGCCCACATATTACAGATGAGTCCATAAGAAGGTTGAAGGAGCTGTATGGGGACGACCACCCGCTGGTCAGGAGCATGATCCACAACGAGTTTGTGGATGAGGCTGATAATGAGACCGTTATCTCCGAGACCAAGATCCATGACTGCAGGGCTACACCCCCCAATCATATTCCTATGGATAGGGTGGCTTTTATTGACTGGGGTGGTGCTGGGGTTGACGAGACGGCGGTGGCCATCATGGATGGCAACAAGCTGCTGCCCCTGATCATTATCAAGGATCGGGATGAAATGCGTACCGTAGGACGGGTGATCAGGGAACTAAGGGCGTTTCAGGTTAACCCAAAGCTGGTCTGGGCTGACAACGGTGGGATCGGGTCGCCCATGATCAGGCGCATGGACGAGCAGGGGTACAGCGTAAACCGTGTGAACTTTGGTACGGCTGGTTTGGCTGGGTACGCCAACAAGGCTTCCGAGATGCTGTTTACCGCTGGCAAGATGATTGAGGACAGGGGAGTGATCCTGCCAAAAGACGACATCATGGATGGTCAGTTGTGTACCCGCAGGTTCTTCTGCACATCCAATGGTAGCATCAAGCTGGAGTCCAAGGCTGAATACAAGCAAAGGACTGGCGGTAGCAGCCCAGATCGTGCGGATGCAGCCGCAGGTGCCATCTGGGCTTATGTCAAGACCAGACCGAGCTTGACCTCAAATGATGCTGGTGGTAGTCATTTGCAGACAGATGTATTCGGCAATGCCATTCAAACTAACTTTGGAGATGCCAGAAGTGGCTTCGACGCTGGGGACTAAATGACCACGCAGGAGCTGTACGATGCTTTTTGCGAAGACCTTAAAAAGCGAACCACTTGGGAGGATCGGCAGAGAGTTTGGTACACCATGTGCAATGGTGGTCTTCGCAGGAAGCGTAAACCTTGGCCGAACGCAGCCGACCTTCACTACCCTTTAGCAAACTCAATCATCAATAAGTTCGTACCGTTTTACATAAACCAGATTTACTCAGCTGAGAATCTGGCCAGCTTTACCCCACGCAAACCCCAGATGCAGTCTCTGCGCTATGCAGCGGAGAGCTGGTTCAACTACATGCTACGGGAGCGTTCCAATTTTGAAACCGAGATGATGGTCTATGTGTCGGCCATGCTGCGTTGCGGTATCTCGTTTATGAAAACCTCTTGGGATGAGGCAAGCAAGTCGGTCAAGTTTGATGCGATTAACCCGATGTACATTGTGTTCCCGTTTTACACAACGGACATGGATAGCTGTGATCGGATTTGCCACATCATGGAGATCTCTGAAGCCCAGTATCGTCGCAACGAGGCATATAAGCAGGACAATGATTTTATCAAGCGGATCAAAGGCGAGGGGAACTCGGCTGGTGCTGGTATTCGTTCGTATGATCAGCACAGGCTAGGCAAGCAAGGTCTGACCGAGGGAAGCCTACGGGATAACATCATTATCTGGGAGTGCTACTATCGGGATGACAAGGGCAAGATCATTGTGGAGACCTTTAGCCCACAGGCTCCAGACGAACCTATTCGCCCGAAGTTTGAGCTTCCCTATGCCCACGGGGATATGCCGTTTGTTCCGTGCATGCTGGAGTTTACTCCAGACAAAGGTTTTTATTCCAGCCGTGGAGTTTGTGAAACGGTGGCACCATTTGAAGCTGCGTTGACCAAGACCATGAACGCCAAGGCTGATGCGATGAGTCTCTACAACTCACCGATGTTTTCCTCTGATCAAGACATACCCAATGTGAACAATATCAAATTCGGCACAGGGGTTCTCTTGCCCACGGGAGTTAAGCCAGTACTCATGCCACAGCCCCCGATCAGCTTTGATCAGGAGATGGTGCAGATGCGTCAGGTCTCCGAGTACTTGGTGTCGATGCCTGACTTCGGTCTGACGCAGGGAAGACTAGGAAGCTCCAAGCCACGCACGGCTACTGAGGTGCAGAATATCGGACAGCTGATGGGCGTGAACACGGATCTCCGCATTAAACTTTTCAGGCTGGCGTTAAGCGAAATCTACGAACAGGCATATTCAATCCTAGTTGAGTACGCACACGACCAGCTTCTTTTTGAATACCAGAACCAGTTCTCGGCGGTGCCTGCAGAGGCGATCATCTTTGATTACCAGATCAAACCTTCGGGCAGTGCTGACGGTGTGAACCGAGTCATGCAGTACCAGAAGGCTTTGGTGCGGTTCCAGACCCTCCGTAACGATCCGTACATTAACCAGCCAGAACTCCGCAAGGATCTGCTGGAGGTTGACGATCCCCACCTTGTCAACCGCATGTTGATCGATCCGCAGCTTAAGAAGCAGATGCAGGCTGAAGAAGCTGGAAGCGAGAATCTGTTGCTCGACCAAGGCTTCGGTGCTGTGGCTGTTGAGCCTGCCGACGATCACGAGGTGCATGTACAAATCCATATGGATCGTCTGCAGTTGGCTGGTCAGCGTGGACAGCAGCTCGCTCAGGACAGCGGTGCTGCCTACACCCAGCACTTACAGCAACACATCCAGTTCCTTTCGCAGACCAACCCGAACCTAGCCAAGCAGATCGGCGCACAGATTATGAAGGCTATGCAGACTGAGACCAAGAATGCTCAGTTCCAGCAGATGTTACCTCAATGAATATCATAGACGTTGACATGTCAGATATCAGGGAGCGACTCGCAAGGATGGAGGAGCGTCAGGTTGGACTTTGCTCCATGCTTGAGCGAAGCCTCTCCAACTATGGTGATCTTGTGAATCGTGTTAATGCACTCGAGAAACTTAAAGGACATTTCTACCTAGCAGCTGCCATCGTCGGCACGGCTGTCTCCATATCTTGGGAGTTGATCAAGACTAAGTTCTTCAGCAGAGGATAATACAATGCCCAGCCATAAAGAGTTCTACGATGCACTAAACAATATATCGGTAAACGCCGATACGCTTAATCTCAATACCGATCAGGTGGAGAGTAAGCTCGACACGACTACTGGTTTGCTGACTACGCTTTCTGCGGATACGGCAATTATTAAGAATGACTTGGCAAACGGAGTTCTTTCGGACGTAAGGGATGGATCTGGAAACGCAATCACCTCAACCGTCTCTGGGGCAAAAAGAAGTTTAGACGTAACAGCCAGTGTTTCTTTCCCGTCATCTCTGGATACCAACACCCGTGATGGATCAGGCAACGCAATCACCTCTACTGTATTTGGCTCCGCTCGCAGGTTAGACGTTAATCTTTCTTCTGCTGGTACGGTTGGATCAACAGCCCCGACTTCCGCAAATCTATACGGAGGATCAGATGGTACAAATCTTAGAGCCGTATCAGTTGACTCAAGCGGAAGGGTTAATGCAAACATTAACGGAACCGTTCCAGTAAGCGGAACAGTCACTGCCAACACAGGACTTTCTCAGCCTCTCACAGATACTCAACTGAGAGCCACGGCAGTGCCAGTAAGCGGAACAGTCACTGCCAATACAGGGCTTTCGCAACCTCTTACAGATACTCAACTCAGGGCTACGGCAGTGCCAGTAAGCGGAAGCGTTACTGCGCTTTCCTCTACTGGAACAATTACTACCCGCTCGTCCACCATTACGACAGGAGGAACCTCGCAACAGGTTGCGGCTTCCAATACGTCCAGAAAGTATTTTGTCATTCAGAATATCTCCGACACTGCGATGTATCTTGGGGTTGGATATACGCCAACTACCACTACTGGATTGCTTCTATCCGCAAACGGGGGCGGGATGATCTTTGAAACCAGCTTTATTCCTACGCAAGCCATCAACGTATTATGCGCCACGACAGGTAAGGCTTTCGTGGCTTGGGAAGGTTAAGGTATGGGATTCCTTGGCGGCGGCAGTCCATCGAATTTAGTTGGAGCGACCAGTTCCAGCGGAGGCACGGCGGGTTTGGTTCCTGCTCCTGCTCAACGGAACCAATTCACTTGTCTTGCTGGTGACGCAACATTTAAGCCAGCTTTAATCCGTCCAAACATCACGGCATTTGCCTCAACAAGGCTTTATGCGCCAGTTGGAGCAAGAGGTGATAATGGTCTTACAACCTATCCGAATTTTGCAACAACAGCATATTGTACGCCAATCTTCCTAAAGGCAGGAACAATAGATGCGTTATCAATAAGGCTTGGACAGCAATTTGCAAATTCTACCAACTATGTTGCATTATACGATTCTGATTCAGACGGAAAGCCAAGCACGTTACTCACAGCATCAACTGGAAATAGTTTTACCACAACCGCAACAACCGATGACAATACTCATAAAACAGTTGTCTTAACATCCACCCTTTCAATCAATGCTGGATTGTATTATACAGCTTTGTTTGGTTCGTCAAACAGCGATCAATTTAGAGGCGTAGTTCAATCCTCCGAATCTTCGCATACGTTTTTCTTCGGAGTTGACCTATCTGGAAGTACATTAACTTTTGCTAATTTTCCATTTGTAATTTCAATATCATCTTCAACATTTCCAAGCTCCGCTTCTCCAACAATATCAAACCAAGCCATGCCGTGTATATTTGTGAGGTATCAATGAGAAATCAGATTTATCAAAATGGTACTTTAGTTGAAACTATTGAATCATCTCTTGATGAAAGCAAAAACGCAAAACTTGAGTTTGTTAGGGAAATAACAAGTCTAACAATATCATCTGCTGGCCTAGACGAATCCACGCAACAAAACGCCGCTCTTGGAATCTATCCACCCGAGCGTTGCGAGGCCATCAAGTCCTACATCGCCGCTTGTCGCAACGAATACCTGCGGTGCAAGGGATTGATCCTAGCCGCCACGACCAACGATGAGGCCGATGCGGTGCAGTTTGTGGCTCCCAGTGTTCCTGAAGGTATCTAATCCATGAGCAGAGATAGTCAGGCAACTCAAGCTCTCCAATACTTACTTGACGAAGGTTTTATTTCGTTTGGCTTTCGGGACGGAGAGCCTGCCGTATTCCTGACTACAACTCTTAAAGAGGCGCAGAAGGCGATCAAGGCCAAGGCCATGAATGATCCCTCTGATTGGTGGAAAAAATGAACTGGCTGGTTAAAGTTGCCATCTGGCTCTTCTTGCCTCGTCACGACAAGAGCATCTTCTGGGAGGCTTGCAAGCTGGCATCCATGCAAATCAAGGAACAGGACGACACCGAGTACTATGGTGGAACTAAGCATGCCATCGCCTACGAGCGTATCCGCACAATCCTAGTTAAAAACGGATATCAAAAGTCAGATATAACGGGAGCCGTTATACATATGGCTATTGCACTCAGATATCTGCAAAGCATCCGATAGTAGTTGACTCGCCCCCGACCAGTCTTACATTACCCATATGAACTGGATTACCGAAAACTTCGCAAATATCATGGCTGTGGTCGGTGCTGTTGTAGTGTTGGCTCGCATCATTGTTAAGCTGACACCTACGCCTGCGGATGATGGCGTTCTTGAAAAGATCGTCGCCGTCCTAAAGACCCTCGGCCTTCATATCAACGACAAGTGATTCGACTCCTAGGTGCCGTCATTGACCTCGTCTTGAGGCTGATGCCGACACCGAAGGAACAAAAGGATTCGGCATCCAAGAAAAAAAGGGATGAGAATCAAGATAGGATCAATCGTACTTTCACTGGTACTGGCGGTATTCCTTGGTGGATGCGCTAGTACTGGTGCCAGATACCTACCTCCAGACACCATCACATTCCTGACAACCGACTATCGGTTTAAGGCTGTGATGAATGGTGGAGAGGACGTGAAAGGATGGGCTAAGGATGCAATCTCAACAATCAATGAGCTTCAATACCAGCTCGAACTCGAGCGCAACAAATGATCACCCGTTCCAAGATCGACAGCATTTATCAGGATATCCTCAAGGGATTAGAGCCTACCTTCGCAGCTCGGGTGGCTGCATGGAAGGATGCGGTTACTGCAGGCGGTGTGATTCCGTACATTTACTGCGGTCTGAGAACACCACAGGAGCAGCAGGATCTGTACGAGCAGGGTAGGACAAAATCAGGGCGCATCGTCACAAATGCGATGGGCTTGCCAGTAGCACAGAGTTTCCATTGTTACGGAAGGGCTATTGATTGGGTGCCAGCCAAAAAGGTTAAAGATGATGGATACGAGGCCGACTGGGAAAACATCCAGCAATACGGATTGGGAATTGAGAATGGAAAACTATTTAACCTGCAAGCACTTACATGGGAGCGTCCACACCTTCAGGATGGTTATTTCAAGGATTGGCGTGATCTAGCAAGATTAGACAAAGACGCTCCAGCTCAGGAACCTGTTGTGCAACAGGTGACTAGAAAAAGCCGTCCAGTATATAGCTTTATACCACGCAACAAATAGTAGCTGTTTAGCAGTTGACAGCAGCCAGTTGAGGTGTAGCACTTTCCACAAGTGGCAACACTATACAAATTTATCAGGGCGTTTTCCTCGGCTTGGCGTGTCTTTTCCTTTTCTAGTTCATCGCAAGCGAAGTGGATCGATGAAGACCGTACCGCCCTTGTTCAATTTCTAAACTCTCGGTCTGGCGCAAGACTGAAAATACTTTTGCTTGGATACTGCGCTCTTCGGGATGCCCGAGCCTGCATGGCTGGTGGCAATCCGTTTGAGGCTGGTAAGTCGATTGGCTGTCGAGAGATGGTCAGTTACCTAGACTATCTAGGTGCCAGTGATCTAAGTAAAGATTCCGAGCCTGCCAGCGAGGGGGACATGGCAGATCTCGGTCATTTAGTCCCCTAAACTTCGGGAAAGAAAGGACTCCGTTATGTCCAATGAAGCAGTATTAACCGAACCAGCAACGACACCTCAATCGGGTGAAACGAGCGGGGCAGGTAAGAGCATTGATGCCGAGTTACAGGAACTCGGGAGACTAGCAGCACAGGTCGATGGTTTCTCCGAACCCAAGGTCGAGGCTCAAGCTCCCCGTAAAACAGACGGACTCCCGTCTGCGGGTAAGAATGAAACGGCTGAAAAAGCCACTCGTCGCACAGCATCCGCAACAGATTCTGCAAGCGAAGATCCAATCACCAAGGAAATCAAAAGCCTTGATGTTGGTGAAGAACGCCAGAAAAGTCGGGATCGTCTCGGCAATCTCTGGGAGCAGTTCAATCAAAAGCAGAAGGAGTTTGCGGAGCAACGGGCAAAATGGGAACAAGATGTTGAGCAACTTAAATCTGCTCCTCCTCGTAATGCCCGTGAAGCCTACACACCAGACGAACTCCGTCAGTACGCTAAGGACTGGGAGAACGAAGGTCGTGATGATCTAGCTGCCGAAGCTCGCAAAAAAGCAAACACTATCGAGGAGGATGACCTTCGTCGGTCTCGTCTCCAAGCCGATCAGCAAGCTAAATTTGAGAGTCGTGTACGCCAGAACTGGGACAGTCTTGTAAAAGAAAACCCAGACCTAACGGATAAGTCTTCTGATCTATATCAGACCACTATGTCCTATATGGGACATCAAGATCCAATGGTGAAGGACTTCTTGAACCGTCATCCAGACGGACTTGTCCTTGCCAATGCGCTGGCAAAGCTGCAGCTCGCTGGGGAGTCTGCTGCGGATGTTGTGAAAGAGAACGAGCGGTTAAAGGCCGAAAATCAAAAACTGAAAGGAAGAATGTCACTTGGATCTTCCAATCCTTCTGCGCCTATGGGCGATAAGAAGATTACTGATATGAGCACAGCGGAAGCTGAGTCTTATGTCAGGAACTTGGCGATGCAAGCTGACGGCTTCTAATCAGTTCTATTGAGGTAAAACAATATGGCTATGATGTCTTATGCTGGTGGCGCAAGCGGGGCTTCGGTTCCCGCTTCTTTGGCCGACCAGTTTCAGGCTTTGTTCTCCAAGAAACTTCTAGACGGAGTTGCTGAAACGCTCGTCCTGAACAACTTTGGAACGAAGTATGACCTTCCCACTAATACTGGGAACAACAGCATCACCATGTTCCAGTGGAATACCGTGCCCGATGGCACTCAGGTGAGCAACCTGACCGAAGGAACCCCGATTTCATCTTATCGTGAAGTTGGACTCCGCAAGGTCAATGTTCCCCTGACGCAAGTCGGTGAAGCCCTCAAGGTTACTGATATCCTTAACTACAGCCAGCTGTTCTCAGCCCTGCAGGAAGGTATCCGTGCCTTGACGCTCGATGCGTCACTCCACTTGGACACCGTTGTTCGTAATGCCCTTCAGGGCGTGACGAGTGCTGCTGGTATCGCTACTGGCATCGCTTCGGCTCGTACTCAGGACATCTACGGCAACTCAGTCAGTCAGATCTATGCTGGCGCAGCGACTACTTTCGCTACGCTCGCAACCGCTGGTGCAGGCTCTACCCCCGTTTACCTGACCCCTTCCGACCTTTTGGATGCAGCTACGCTCATCCGCTTGGATAAGAATGTCAGCTTGAACGAAGAGTTCAGTGCTATCGTTGATCCGACTGTCGCTGGTGATCTGCTCAAGGATTCTACCGTTGTTAACATCGCACAATACAATACCAAAACTGGTGTCTCTGACATTGTCAAAGGCCAGCTCGGTCAAATCTATGGTGTGAATGTGCAACAGCACACGAATGCTTGGAAAGAATCCACTGAAGGAACTTATTCCGCAAGTGGAAACACGGTCTCGACATATGTTCTTACGAATGGTGCCTTTGGTACGGTCAATTATGGTGGCATGTCCCCATACGCTCCTTCCGTTGTTATCGTGGATAAACCCGATAAATCTGATATTCTCAACCAGAATATCTTTGCTGGATGGAAAGCGCATTGGGCTGTTCAAGTGTTGAACGCTAAGAAGGCTCGTGTTCTAAAGAGCAGAACTCGTTCGATCAGCTCGTAACTCTTTAACTAGAGTCGTGACTTGGGGTACGTCCCCGCAAGTCTAGAGAACCCCCCAGCAATGGGGGGTTTTCTATTTACAGGATTAGCCGTAACTGCTAAACAGATGGCATGCCAGCATACGAGTATCGTGAGGCTAACGGGTCTAAGACCATCAGGGTTCTTCCAGTGGAAGACAGGGACAAGTATCCCAATCGAGTCACGGTGCCATCGAGCATTGCTTTTGTAGGAAGCGCATACGATCCGACGATTACAGCCAACAAGATCCGTGATGGCTATAAAAGGATCGAGGAGCGTGGAGGCTTTATCAAAACTCCTAAGCGTGTGTTTGAAAAGGCTTGGGGTAGCCACGACACCAAGACGGTTATGCGTAAAGGTCAGGCAGTAAACATTGTGTGAAAGACGGTAAGCAGCTTGGCGAACTAGCCGAGCAAATGTTTGCAATAGAGGTACTTAGAAGAGGTGGAGTACCATGCAAACCAATAGGTGATTCACAGCCGTTTGATTGGATTGTATACGCAGGTGGCAAGTTTCACAGGGTTCAGGTTAAGAGCAGCTGGATGGGGGTACTGCATAGGGATGGTAGGAGATCTGCTGCAAGGTGCAGGGTTAACATATCCGCAGGACACAATAGCAAAGTTGTTTATAGCAAGGCTGTAGTCGATTTTATAGCAATCTGGCTGGATCTGTTTCAGTCTTGGATAATCAAGCCATCCTCAAAGCTAGGCAAAAAGAAGACCATGCAGGCCAACAGGCGTGATTGCGAAAGCCCCAGCTGGTCTCTTTTAGGTTTGTAATAACTGCTCTTGACTGCTAAGAAGCTACCAATAGAGTACCCAAAAGATGGCTAACTTTACCAAAGGACGAAATTTCAGCTCAACTGAGGAGCTGACAAACACGAAGCTCCATCAGCTTGTGGAAGATGCGAGCATGAATGTGACGGCCATCACAAGCCTCACATCACTTGCAGATCCAGTTGCGGATACCGATACACTTCCAATCGCTGATGACAGCGCAACAGCTATCCGCAAGGTTGCCGCCTCAAACTTTCTAAAGAAGAACTCGTCGTCAGTGTTTGACGCTGGTACGACAAAAATTACTGGTGTAGCCACCCCAACGGTTGGTTCAGATGCAGCAACGAAAACATATGCCGACACAAAGGTTTCCAAGACTGGCGATACCCTGTCTGGTTCGATTGACATGGGTTCCAACAAGATTATTAGCCTTGGCACTCCAACTGCTGGCACTGATGCTGCAACTAAAACATATGCAGATACGAAGGTATCCAAGTCTGGTGACACAATGTCTGGTGTCCTCGACATGGGTTCAAGCAAGATCACAAACCTTGGGACACCAACCGCATCTGGAGATGCAACTACAAAAGCGTATGTTGACTCGATTGCTGTAGTCGCTGGGAATCTTCCAAACGTAAACTCAACAAATAACGGATCTCTTCTTGCTGTTTCTTCTGGTGCTTGGACGACAAAGGGAACAGATGCTGTAAGCACATCCTTGATCCAGAACCTTGCTGTTACTGGTGCAAAGATGGAGGATACAGGAGTTGTGGCTGGCACTTATGGTGGTTCTGGGGCTATTCCTCAGATCACCATTGATGCCAAGGGTCGGATCACAAGTGCGCTTGCCTTTTCTGTTGGGGCTGCTGGTGGTATGTTTTTCGAGAACGATATTACGCTCAACTCAAACTACACTATAACGGCAAGTAAAAATGCAATGACTGCTGGTGCGATTAGTATTGCAAACGGTGTAACTGCAACAGTTCCAAGCGGATCAACTTGGACAATAGTTTAATATGCCTATCTCAATCAACGGAACTGGAACGATAACTGGAATATCTGCTGGAGGGCTTCCAAGCGGTATTGTTACAGGAGACACAATTTCAAACGGATCTATTTCCACAGTAGACATTGCTGACGGATCTATTACCGCCCAAAAGCTAGGATACCAAAACTTTAATTTTCGCAACCGTATCATCAACGGTGATATGCGGATATGGCAACGAGGTACTACGATCAGCGATCCGACATCTGTATCAAACTTCTACACTGCCGACAGATGGGGGTGCAATAGAGGAGGGGATGCAACTGGTGCAGTTGTAAGTCGCATTGCATCTGGTCTAACTGGCTTCGAGTATGCTTTGGCTATGCAAAGAGCTAATGGAAATACAAGTACCGCTGCTCCATCTCTCTGGTATTCAAATGAATCAACTAATACTTATGATCTCGCTGGAAACCAAGTAACACTTTCATTCTGGGCTAAAGCGGGAACTACATTGTCGAGTTCTGGTAGTCAAATGTATGTCGCAATAGTGTCTGGTACTGGTACCGATCAAAGAATCTATAGTTATACAGGAGCAGTTGCCTTTTCAGTTACATACCAAACTATTACTACTAGTTGGGTAAGGTATTCATTTACTGGAACAGTTCCATCAAATGCAACCGAATTGGGATTTCAGATTAGTTTTACACCGACTGGTACTGCGGGTGCTGACGATTCAATAAAGATCACAGGAGTCCAACTCGAAGCAGGCTCAACCGCAACCGACTTTGAGCGCAGGCCGATTGGGACTGAGACGATGTTGTGTCAGAGATATTGCTGGAGAATGTCAAGCGCATCAACTACAAAGATATTTTTTCAAGGATACATGCACAACACAGGGCAATTAGAAGGTGTTGTACCATTTCCTGTGCCAATGAGAACCCAACCTACGCTGACTTCTAGCCCAGCATCTCAATTTTCTCTTAGGACTACAGGCAATGTTATTACAGCTTTATATCTTTACGCAACTGGAGGAGAATTTGAGCCATACACTGGTGCATTATTGTATGTAAGTAATCCAACGACTGGTAACTCCGTTGGGTTTGGTCAATCTCTAATAAGCAACAGTTCAACCGCAACATTTATTCAATTCAACGCAGAACTATAAATGAAAAAGTATAAACATATAATGTTTGGTGATATGGTAAATGATACCGTTATTTTACGCATAGAGGATAACGCTTGTGTCCCATTCGACCAAGCCAACGCCGACTACCAAGAATATCTAAAATGGCTGGCCGAAGGCAATACTCCGCTTCCTGCTGATACTACCGAGGAGAACAAATGAGCCTACTAAAAGCCAACGGCGTACAGTTTGGACAATCTGGCACAGCCACAAACAACTTAACCCTCTCAGTCCCATCCTCACCCGATGGCACGATCAAGCTGGCGAGGGGGAATAGCGGTGCGACTACGGCTGATGTGGTGAATATTGATTCGAGTGGAAATGTTGGGATTGGGACAAATTCGGCAAGTTATCGTCTTGAGGTAAAAGGGTCATCTGCCACTGCTGGTCAATTAAGCATACGAGATGGCACAGGCGATATAGTTACTTCTGGAAATAATGCTGGTTCTTTATTGTTCCAAGCCAGAGATTCAGCAGTAAGAACCATTGCCGAGATTGATGCTGTACACACAACCACCAATGGTACTGGTGCCGCAATGGTGTTCCAAACAAGAATTAGTGATGTTTTTGCCGAACGCCTACGAATTAATTCGAGTGGTAATTTGTTGGTTGGAACAACAAATGCTAATCCAAGTGGGTTTAGTTCGACTAGTCGTGTTGTTATACAAGCAGATGGAAGTGGATCATCTGCTTTAGCTTGTTACGCTTCTGGAACAACTGCATACAATGTTATTTCTATTGAGAATGGCAATGGTCAAGTTGGGCGCATTCAAACTAACGCATCTGCAACATCTTATCTAACTTCATCTGATTACAGACTTAAAGAAGATGTTCAGCCAATGACGGGCGCATCTGAAAGAATCCTTTCGCTCAAGCCATGCACATTCAAATGGAAAGTTGACGGAACTGCTGGAGAAGGATTCATTGCTCATGAACTTCAAGAAGTGTGCCCTGAAGCTGTTGGGGGCGAAAAAGATGCTGTCAACATTCAAGGAGATATTGAGCCTCAAGGCGTAGACCAATCCAAGATTGTGCCACTTTTGACTGCCGCTCTTAAAGAAGCCATCGCTAAGATTGAAACCCTCGAAGCCAAAGTCACCGCACTGGAGAACAAATGAGCATCTCAATCAACGGCACAAACGGCGTAACCTTCAATGACGGCAGTCTACAGAAAACCTCTGCTCAAACTGGCTTCCGAAACCGCATTATCAATGGGGATATGCGGATTGATCAGAGGAATGGTGGTGCAAGTGTGAATTTAAGCTCAAGTGGAGCTTTCCCGATTGATAGATTTGTTGCCTATACAACTAGCGGGACTGGGAATACGGCAACCAGATCGACAACCGCAGCCAGCGGATTCACAAATTCTATTGCGATTACAATAGGAACAGGTGCGGCTCCTATTGCTGGATCATTTAATCAAATTGGTCATATTATTGAGGGGTTTAACGTCTCTGATCTTGGCTTTGGTTCTGCTTCAGCAGGATCGGTAACAATCTCATTTTGGGTAAGAGCCAGCATTTCTGGAACTTATTGCGTTGCTTTGTTAAATGCTGGTTATGCTGGAACAAGACGATCCTATATTGCGGAATACTCAATAAGCGCAACAAACACATGGGAAAAAAAGACTCTGACAATATCTGGTGACACTTCTGGAACATGGGCAACTGATAACGGTCAAGGGATACAATTATGGTTTGATTTTGGGAGTGGCTCCGATTATCAAGGGACAAAGGATAACTGGTCAAATGGAGCAAAATGGCGAACATCGAACCAAACTAATCTTGTCGGCACCAACGGAGCCACCTTCTACATAACAGGAGTCCAACTCGAAGCAGGATCAACCGCAACCGAGTTCGAGCGTAGGCCGTATGGGACGGAGTTGGCGTTGTGTCAGAGGTATTATTATAGAATCACAGGATCAAATGGA